TGATGTTGATGACACCCTCGATTCTATCTTTAGCTCTGATATGGCTATTGGCAGATACGTTGCACAAAGGGCGGGCATCGGTATCAACGCAGGTCGAATCCGTGGCATCAACAGTAAGATCCGAGGTGGAGAAGTTCAGCACACAGGCGTTATCCCTTTCCTCAAAAAGTTTGAAGCAACTGTCCGATGCTGCACTCAGAATGGCATCAGAGGTGGATCAGCAACAGTACACTTCCCGATCTGGCACCAAGAAATAGAAGATATCATTGTATTAAAGAATAACAAAGGAACCGAAGATAATCGTGTTCGTAAGTTAGACTACAGTATCCAAATCTCTAAACTCTTCTATGAACGATTCATTAAAGACGGAGAAATCTCACTCTTCTCTCCACACGATGTTCCTGGTCTGTATGATGCTTTTGGCACTGATAGATTTGACGAGTTGTATGTGGGTTATGAACGAGATAAATTTGTTCCAAGAAAGACTGTCCGTGCTCAAGGACTCATTCTTGATCTTCTAAAAGAACGTGCGGAGACTGGTCGTGTTTATATCATGAACATTGATCACTGCAACTCCCACTCCTCATTCAAGGATAAAGTAAACATGAGTAATCTCTGCCAGGAGATCACTCTACCCACAGATCCCATCGATCATATCGATGATGAAGCAGGTGAGATTGCCCTGTGCATTCTTTCCGCAATTAATGTTGGTAAGGTTAAATCTGATGAGGAACTTGAGGATCTTTGCGATCTTTCTGTTCGTGGACTGGAGGAACTAATTGACTATCAAGAGTACCCTGTAAAGGCAGCAGAACGTGCTACAAAGGCACGTAGATCTCTTGGAATAGGTTTTATTGGTCTTGCTCATTATTTGGCAAAACTTGGGTATGCGTATGATTCTCAAGAAGCATGGGATGCTGTTCATGGTCTCTCTGAGTCCTTCCAGTATTATCTCTTGAAGTCTTCTAACAAACTTGCTAAGGAGAAGGGTTGGTGCTCTGACTTTGGTCGCACTAAGTATGCTGATGGAATCCTGCCAATTGATACATACAAGAAGGATGTAGACGAGATTACTAATATCAAGTATGAGCATGATTGGGAGGGTCTTAGAGCATCTATCCTGGAACACGGATTACGGCACTCAACACTGTCGGCACAAATGCCTTCAGAGAGCAGTTCCGTTGTGTCAAACGCAACAAATGGAATTGAGCCACCTAGAGGATACTTGTCCGTTAAGAAGTCAAAGAAAGGGCCTCTTAAGCAGATTGTTCCACAGTATCAAACACTAAAGAATCATTATACGCTTCTTTGGGATATGCCAAGTAACGAAGGTTACATTAATGTTGTTGCTGTTATGCAGAAGTTTTTTGATCAAGCAATCAGCGGCAACTGGAGTTACAATCCAACACACTTTGAGAACAACGAAGTTCCTATGAGTGTAATGCTACAAGACTTATTGAATACTTATAAGTTTGGCTGGAAGACTAGTTACTATCAAAACACTTACGATTATAAAACTGATCCAAGTGAGATTGAAGAAGAGAAACCAGCACAAGTAGAATTAAATGGTTTTGACAAACCACAAGAAGATGAAATGTGCGAAGCATGTGCAATCTAATGTTGACAACAAGAACAAATGACGTTATAGTAGTTTGTAATATGGAAGGTTTATAAATGGCAAAAACAGTATTCAATAGAGAAAAAGTAGACTTTACCAAGCAAAACATGTTCTTCGGTGCAGATCAAAACACACAGCGTTACGATACATTTAAGTTTCCTGTGTTTGACAAACTGAATCAAACAATGCTTGGCTACTTTTGGAGACCAGAGGAAGTAAGTCTGCAAAAAGATCGTGCAGACTATCAAAACTTCCGCCCAGAGCAGAAGCATATCTTTACTGCTAATTTAAAATATCAAACACTGCTAGACAGTGTACAAGGACGTGGACCATGCCTAGCATTTTTGCCGCATGTTTCATTACCTGAACTAGAAGGATGTATTGTTACTTGGGACTTCTTTGAAACAATTCACAGTCGTTCTTATACACACATTATGAAAAACGTGTATCCAGATCCAAGTGAAGTATTTGATACTATTCTAGAAGATGACAAAATTATTGAACGTGCAATTAGTGTTACCAAACACTATGACGCATTTAATAATGCCGCTGATGCATTTATGCATCGTGGCGAAGGTACTATGTATGATGTTAAAAAGAAACTGTATCTTGCGATGCAGACTGTTAACATTTTAGAAGGCTTGCGTTTTTATGTAAGTTTTGCATGTACATTTGGCTTTGGCGAGCTAAAACTAATGGAAGGTTCTGCAAAGATTATTTCATTGATTGCTCGTGACGAAGCACAACACCTTGCACTAAGTACACACATTCTTAAACTTTGGGCACAAGGCAAAGACGATCCAGAAATGGCTAAAGTTGCTAAAGAGTGCGAAGAAGAAGTTTACGACTTGTGGCGTAATTGTGTACAGGAAGAAAAAGACTGGGCAGAGTATTTGTTCAAAGACGGATCAATGATTGGTCTTAACACTACACTTCTGCACCAATATGTAGAATATATTGCCAACAGACGTTTGAAGGCACTAGGAATGAATGCAATCTTTAGTCAGCCTGTAAACACTAACCCGTTACCTTGGACACAGCATTGGCTGTCGAGTTCAGGCTTGCAGGTTGCACCACAGGAAACAGAAGTTGAAAGTTACATCATAGGCGGAATCAAACAAGACGTTGACAAAAACTCACTTAAAGGATTTAGTCTATGAGTATAGAAATTTGGGGCAAACCTTTTTGCCCTTCATGTCAAAAAGCAAAAGCATTATGTGAAAACAGAGGATTCAAGTACACTTATAAAGAACTTGGAAAAGACTTTGAACGTGAACAAGTATTTGAAGAGTTTCCAGGAGCTAAAACATTTCCACAGATAAAAGTATACAATACTTCAGTAGGTGGTTATGAACAGTTTGTTGAATATATAGACAATACAAGTTATACCGGAACAGGACACTCACTATAATGCTACTTGAAACAACATACAAAACAGGCGACACCATCTCTCTAAAACTTACCTCAGGCGAAGAACTTGTTGGAAGGTTAGAAGAAGAAAAAGATAAACAGATCACTATGCATAAACCAATGGTACTTGTTGCAAACCAACAAGGTCTTGGGCTTGCACCATTTATGTTTAGTGTTTCTGGAGATAAGTTCAATATAAATACTAACGTAATAGTTTGTGTTGCTAAGACAGAAGACGGATTAGCAAAACAATACATCAAACAAACAACGGGAATCGTAACTTAATGCCGCTAGTAGCAAGAGGTAATGGAGTAGATGTAGTAAACACAGGTCATGCTGTTTGCGTAGCACCTGCTGATATTGCAACACTAAGTGGTAGCGATAACGTGTTTGTACACAATGAACCAATACACAGGTTAACTGATACAAACACTCCTCACACCCATTGTCCTCCTGTTTATAGTACAAATATAAGCCAAGCAAGTCCCAATGTATTTGCAAATAACCTAGCAGTAGCTAGAAAAGATGACCCATATACCTGCGGTGCATACGTTAAAACTGTTACTCAAGGTAAAGTTTATGCTAATGGCGAATAAAAAGACTTGACAACAACCACAAAATAACATATAATATACTAACATTTAAGGAGAAAACATCATGACATTACATGAGCAAATATTGCATGCCTTCCAAACTTATGTACAGGAACACGGTACGTTTGAAGAAAAAGGCGTCAAAGCAGCAGCAGCTAGAGCTCGTAAGGCACTAGGCGATCTTGGTAAACTGACTAAAGACCGTAGAAAAGAAATCCAAGAGAAAAAGAATGACATGTAAATTATGTGGGAGTACTGGTGCAAATCAATTGGCACAAAAGCCTATGACGACGATGATAAAGCTGACAGAGTTGCAATCATTCGTAGTGCTTGGGTGGTGCTCCACATTCTTACTTGCCTTGCTATTATCTTAAATGCAATAGCAAATCACGGTTGGAGATTGATAGGGCTTTAACAGCCCTATCGTCTTCTATAAATAATGTATGAAAATAGTTTACATTCACGGTGCGACTGCTAGTGAGCGTAGTTTTGCCTTTATACAGCAGTCACTTAAATCTAAAAATCCTATCTATTTAAATTACGAAAAACACACTACAGCAAAAGATAACTTATCGGTAATGAAGATAGAGTTATCAAAACATGTTGATGAACCGTTGTACGTAATTGCACATAGCATGGGAGGGTTATATGCAACCTATTTGCAAGAAGAATACTCTAACATAAAAGGAGTAATTAGTCTTGCCACTCCGTTCAACGGTAGTGAAATAGCAATGTGGGGAGCAATGCTTAATCCAAGTTATCAATTGTTCCAAGATATTACAACGTCAAGTGAATTCATTCGACACAGCCGAAAGATAGAAGTTAAAGTACCTTGGTTGCAAGCAGTAACAACTGTAGGAGATGTTCCTTGGATCAATGGACGCAACGATGGTATAGTTACATATGCTAGTATGACATGTCGTGACGATGTTGAGTATATCGAACTTGATAGAAACCATTACGAGATAGTACTAAGTAAACGTGTAGTTGATATTATTAAAAAGAGAATCAATAAATGAAATGTAAACAAGGTGACACAGCCGTTATCAAGTTTTCGGTAAACCCTAAAAATGTAGGACGCTATGTAAGTGTAGCAGAATACATTGGACAGTTTAGCGAGCGTGAACAATTTCAATTTAGAGGAATGAAGTGCATGGCTCCTGTTTCAGATCACTACTGGTGGATCGAAGCAGAAGACCTAACTATAGGGTTAGGTCCAAGTCCTCGAGCATACATTGCAGACAGTTGGTTAGAACCAATTCGTCCAAAACAAGAAAAATTTTCAAAAGAAGAAGAATTAGATCTTGACACTATAGTCTAATCGTGCTATAAATATACTTGTAACGTTGAAGCTAATCAACGGCAGACAGGACTCGGGGGCAGTACCCGACGCCTCCACCATAAACACTTGGAGTTAACTTGAGTAAGGTAGAATACAAACCAACAAAGTGTCAGAACCATTCTGCAAACTGGTACACTGAACGTGATTGCACTGGCGGGTTTTATCGAGTTAAAGTGTGTGATGCTTGTGGATATCAGATATCCACTTCAAGTGCTTATGATGGGGGCGAACCAGGATCGACTGATGCAATAGAGAACGTGGAGTTACCGGTAGGCGAGACCGTAAATCAGCAAACACTACAAACGCAAACGAAAATTTTGCACTAGCAGCCTAAGGGACGCTACGGGGTAGGACAGACCTTGTTACCAAACAAACCAGAAATGCACCTTCGGGTGCATTTCTTTTTATAAGTAAATGCTGTTCCCTAGAGAACAAGAATAATAAGGAAACTTTAATGAAAAAGCTAATAGCAACAATGGCCCTAGTATTAGGCCTTTCAACCTCTGCTTATGCAGAAGATTTTGATAAAACCGGTGCTTCTATTACAGCAGAAGGCGAAAAGTTTGGACTATCACTTTCAACAGGTGCTACTCGTGACTTTGCAGACAATGCTAGAGCATTAGGTATCTACACTACTTCACACACAGTTAACGCTGGTTTTCAATATATTGAAAACGGTGATGTAGTTGATTATCGTATTAACGTAAACAGACGCGAAGACTATGCACTCGGCAATATTAACCTATACGGTGTTGCAGAAGCACACTATGATACGGGTGATTCATTTGCTAAAAATGAGTTAAGACTAAGTCCATACGCAGGTGCAGAACTAACTGGTGTAGGTGTAACACCTTTTGCAGAATTAGGTTATGACTGGAAATCAGTTGCAGGTGACTATTTAAACTTCAACAGAGCAGATAGTTATGCTAAAGCAGGTGTACGTGTTCCAATGACAGCAAACACAACTCTAACAGTTGGCATGCTACAGAAGATGGACACAGACTTTAGTAAAACCGACCGCGAAGCACAAGTTGCATTTGCAGTTAAGTTTTAATCTATAATTTATAGATTGTAAAACTAGGCCCTTTGCGGGCCTTTTTTTATGACCTCAAATCAATAAATACACATATAACATGATTGGTAGGAGGTTGTTATGGCAAAAACAGTTCACGTTCATATACATGAACCAGTTAGAAAAAAGTCAAGTTCAAGCGGAAGAATGAGTATGGTTAAGTTTTCCTCAATGAACAAAAATAAAAAAGCGAGCTTTAAAAAATATCGCGGACAAGGTAGATGATTAAGAACTTTAAAGACATAGTAATACTACTATTAACTTCAGGAGTATTAATACTGCTAGGAGTTATTATTGTAGGGGACTATGTTGTAGCATTACAAGAAAAT